TTAATTCTTCGGTAATTAAACATTCTAAAGGTTGGATGTTGCCTAGTCCGTTTGTTGTGTCGATACTTAAAGCAGATAAAGATTTTGTGTTGTCTAGTATTCTCATAATCTCCACCACCTAGGAATTAGATTGATTGTGCATCCACTAACTGATATTTCATTCTCTCCTAAATCAAGAGTAGGAAAGCCATTGTTTACAGTTAAATCTCCGTTGCGATTAATAGCTCCCTCGTAAGCATTTTCGGTTTCACAATCTATGATTGTTGTGCTTGTGTTTGTTGCGAGTGTGAGTTCTATTCCATTTATTGTGATAGTTCCTACTCCTGATACTTCAATCAGAGGTTTAGCAATCTGTGAGGTTGGATTAATGATTGATATGGAATTATTAATCGGAATTGCTATCTCCCCTGATTTAAGCCATTTTTGAGGTTTAAAGTTAAACTCTAATGTAAATGAACCATACTTTAAAAAAGCACCTGTAGTTGGCTCTAAATCGTTTACAAACTTCGCATACATAAACACATCAGGTTCTTTGGAATCTTCAAACCTGTTATAACCTTTCTGCGATCTTAAATAATTAATTAAAGCATTATAGTTCTTTACAAAGTCTTGTCTGATAAAACAGTTCACACTTCTTGTGATGTTGTTGTATTTTCCGTTTGAGATAAATACATCACCATTTCTACCAGGAACGGAGATAAACTCTCCGTCCTCATCTGGTATAGAAAATAGGTTAGATCCATCCCAAAAAGTATGAAAATCTGTTAGCGATACTCCATTATAAGTTAATACATCCATTATCCAAATACCGCCCTTCTTCTTATCGACCTGTTAGCCAATTCGGTTTCAATTTCGTTCACTAATTGCTGTCCGTTTGCACCTTCTGGAACATTGAGGTTAATAACAACACCGCCATAGTTAACAGAGTTGTTATTAGGTGCTAAAGACATTGAACGTGCTACATTTCCTATTGCATCTTCAACAAGATATGAATACTTATTAATGTCAGTAGCTAGTCCATACATAAAGTCAGGCATCCAATTATGGAAGTTGCTTAATAAACCTTTTTCAGGTTCTGTAAAATGCAAGTAACTCCATATTGTATGTGCTACATTCTTAACAGCATTAGTTACACTTGATATTGCACTTCTGATACCACTTGCAATATTCTCTACTAAATCTCTGCCCCATGATCTAGCTTCCTGAACTTTGTTTACAATCCATAAAAAGGCTTGTGCTAAACCATTGATTATGTTTTCTTTGATTGTAGAGATTTTATTCGCAATTCCATCTTTCAAGAATGTGAATATAGTAATTACATTGTTTTTAGCTTCATTAAATTTATTTACAAAGAAATCTCTAATTTCCTGAACTTTAGTAGTAACTGTTTCAGCAATCTTCTGGATGCTTTCTTTGATGCTATTTACAATGTTGGTAAATATTTCAACAACAAGTTGCCATGCTTCCTGGCAAGCAATACCAACTGCACCGGCCACTTCTTTTACTGTGTCCCAGTTAGCAATGATAATTCCAACCATAGCAGCAATACCAGCTATGATTATTCCACCTGGTGTAAATAACGCTAACAGTATCGCTTTTAATGGTGCGAGTATTGTTGCAAGACCACCTAAAGCAGCTATCGCTGATTTGAGTTTTGCTGCTATAATTAAGCCTTTTCCAACAGCTACAAGTATCGGGCCGACAGTAGCAAGCACTCCACCGATAGTTAATAAAAACTTCTTTGTGCCATCATCCATTTCAGACAACTTAACAAAGAAATTAGTTAAACCATCAACAATTTTTCTTAAAGGATCTAACAGGACAGAACCCATTGAATCACCCAACAAAGCTAAACTGTTCTTTAACTGTTGAACTTGTGAATTGACTGTTTTATATTTCTTTGATGCTTCATCACTTAAAGCTTCTCCTAGTTCGTATTCTCTGTTAGAATCACTAATTGCTTTTGATAACTGTTCGTGAGTAATAGACAAAGCATTTAATGATAGTGCTTGTCTTATACCACTCATACCTAATTCATCAAATACAATGGCGGTATATTCTCCGTTTTCATCCAGTTTTGATAAACCAGTAATGAAAGCATCTATTGCTGTTATAGGTTTACTTTCCCAAGCATCGGCAAAATCTTCCGCACTCATTCCGGCAATTTCCGCTATACGAGGTAAAGTGCTTTCTGCATTATTTCTAAAGTTCGCAACATTTTTTGTAATGTTGGTTAATACCTGTGTCATAGCAGTACCACCGCCTTCAGCTGTGATCTGTGCGGTTGACAATGCAGTTGATAACGCTAAAACATCAGCAGCGGATAATTCCAACTGTGCAGCAGCAGGTGCTAACCTTGCAGCCATATGTGCTATATCTGTTTCGGTTGTGTTGTAGTTATTACCTAAATAAACCAAAGCAGATCCTAGATTGTTAACCTGTTCAGCCGTTACAGGCAAACCTCTATTCATTAAATTAAGAATAGTTGCAACATAAGATGCACCTTCTTCTGCTGCGAGGTTAGTTGAATCCGCTAATTGAATAATAGATTTTGTAGCATCAGCAACAACATCAGTTGAAAAACCTAACTGGCCTAATGTTTCAGCTACTTTTGCTATTTCGGTATATGAGGATGCAGTTTCAAGACCTACACCTTTCAATGCTTTTTCTAAATCATCATAACTATAAATTACATTCCCAAGACTATCAGTCACTTCATCGTTTGTTTTCTTAACACCGGTAAATGCGGTTTCCCAATCAGCGGCCGCTTTTACACTAGCTGTAACACCGGCAACATAAGGAACAGTAAACGCTTTAGTAAAACCAGAACCTATCTCTTTGAGAATTTCACCATTCTTGTTTGTCGCATTTTTCCAAGCATCAGCCATAATCATAAGATTGGTTGGTGCATTTTCTAATTCTTTATTTAAAGCATTTAGCGTTGCGATTGTATTTGCCGCTTGTGTATTATACTTCTGTTCTTCTTCACGAGATTTAGCTATTGCATTAGAATAGTTAGTTTCTACTTCAGCTAATTGTTTAGTTTGTTCAGTTGTAGTTATGGCGGAGTTTAAGATGTTCTGTTGTTCCTTCAGGTGTTCGGTTTCTATTTTTTCTCTGCCGGATCTAATAGCTTCTAGAACTGCCTGTTCTTCTTTTAATTTGTTTTTAGTTGCATCAATGAGTTTATTCTGTTTTTCTTTCCACTCATTGTTTTGTTTAATGCTTCTTGTTTCATCATTAAAAGAAGATGTAACGGCCTTAATTTCTGCCTTAAACTCTTTCATATCTTTTTTGATATTACTTATAGTTTTGGCAAATGTGGTATATCCTTCTACACCTATTTGTGCCCCTATTTTAGCTAATGATGATGCCATCTTAACTCCTTTATATTTTTCACGTGAAACGTGTTTATCTCAACTTCAAAAAATCTTCCATTTTCATAGACGGCTTTTTAGGTTTTGCACCGCCTGAATAAATAGATAAGCAAGCAATCATATCGTACATTTCCCCTATTGGAGTATGTAGTATTTCATGCTTGCTCATCCCTAATTTACGTCCATAAAATAAGAACCAAGAAAGATTAAGTTTTATTCCTGGTTCTTTACTTTTTTTTTGGACTTTTGTGTTTCTACAGTAACTTCAGCTCCGTTATTCATACTGTTTAATGCAGCTTGCATTAATTCTGTATAAACGGAATCAGTTAAATACATAATTTCTTCTACAGAAATAATGTTAGGTTCATAATCAGGATCTTCAAAATGTTTGTTCATTTCGTAGCCCTCGTTTAGATAATGAGCGATTTTTGCTCCTGTTTCTAAAGTTGTTGGCAACGTACCAGAAAATAACTCACCGATACGTTCAATATCCTGATCTGGACATAGTTTTGCAATTTCGCTTGTGGCTTTTACTGTACGTAAAAACTTAATTTCTTTTCCTCTGATTTTCATTGTTTCTCCTATGCAATATTTAACATAGATTTCAGGACAGCTAAAGCTTCAGCTTCGGTTGCCTGATCATCAGCAATTCTTCTCCAAGTGTGATTTGAAGAATCATCACGCATGATTGTTGCTTCAAGTTCAGTTGTCTGGAACTCAATTTCTTCTTCCTGTGTTGCAGCATCCAATGGATCAATATTGAAAATTGCCTTTGTGAATACTACCGGTGCATAAGTTGTTACACCATTTTCCATATAACGAACTATAAAGCCGATACCAACATAAGGAATTACCTGTCTATCGTCATAGTCATATACGCTTACAGTCTGCTGACCAACTGTGATTTCACTTGCAGCCGGTAAACCCATAATGAGTTGTCTTGCAGCTGATTTAAGGCCATCAACTGTCATAGTGATAGTTGCACCTGTGAAAACGCCACCGACTGATTCCGCTAATACGTTATCAGCGTAAAAGCTAGTAGAATCACCTGTTTCAATGTCCATTGATTCATTGATACCTCTTGCTAGAGGAATACCACCTGAATAAGTTGGTGTGCCACCATTAGCGTTATATAATGCAACATGAGGTAAAGAGTAACCAGTAACTACTTTTCCGTTTGCCATTTCAATTCTCCTTATTTCATAATTTCTTCAATACTGTTATTTAAACTATCTCTCATAGCGGTTATTGCCTGATTTTTAGAGTTTTTTGTAGCTCTTGAAATAACAGGGTTTTTGTCCATAAAGGATGTTCCGCTTTCAAGCGATCTAGCAATAACAGCGTTAGGTTGACCTAAAGGCCAACGTGCAGTAACTATATCGTTATAACCATCAAAACCTGTCTTAACATTTAAGAAGTTTCCATCTTCCCTTAAAGGTGCAATACCAAAACTTTCAATCAAACCTTTTCTTTGTTTAGCGTTGATTGATGTTCTGTGTTCAACATTGTTTTGTCTGTTATCTACCGGCAATTTTTCAAGTGCTTCCTTTGTTTTGTTTGCTACAACTTCAGCACCCTTATAAATTGCTTTCCCTACGTATTCTTTCGGATAGTAACCTAATCGTTCTATCTTTGCTATGTATTCATCCAAACCGGTAAATTTAATTCTAGGCAACGCTAAAACTCCATTCATAATGTATTAGGTTAGTTTCATCTTCGTATTGAACCGAGTTGATACGCCAACCAATACCTTCGGCGTTGTTCAATGCTTCCTGAATGTTATCTACGTTTGGATCAAATTCTTTCAAAGTGTAATAATCAATCGTTCCATCTATAACCTGTTCCGATTTTTCATTATTACTATGTAACGATTCACCTTCACTATCTTCTTGCCATATACAATATGGAGCTTTTAGTTTAGGATGCCAGTAATGATAAACCTTTAAACCATCAATGGATGTTAACGCTTCTTTTACTTTATTCAACTTTGTACTAACCATTGTTGTTATCCTCTACATCAAAATAATCTTGAACTTTCGTTAAGGTTAATTCGGTATATGGTAAACCTACAATTTCAGGACTTCTGTAATATTTCTGATCTGTTAACTTCGATCTCTGAACTACTTCCTGGCCTGATGTTACAAAAGATATTCTGTACTGATCGCCATTTCCTAAAACAGCATATTGCCCTGCGGTAACATTTCTGTTTTCTTCAATTCTTATTAGCAAGTCTATCTGTTCGTTAACACCTCTGGCAGCATAGATACGACTAACACCAATAGTTCTACTTTCAAACCAATGTTTTGATACTTGCTGTAAAACCATTCTAGGCATTTCACCGCTTTCAGCCTGATCTACAAGATTACAGATTCTGACTACTCCATCATCCCTCATCAGTTAAACTCTCCTGGAATAAGCGATTATTGAGGTTATAACGTAAAGCTCTAGGCATAACTGAAACACCATCCATTCTCTTTTCATACAGGAATGAAGAATACATTGTAATCAACATCAGATCACTAACATCTGCAAAATCAATCGTGATACCTTCTCTATCAATGAAGTTTGCTGCTGCCTGAATGTATTGTGATAATTCAGTTTCTTTTGCTGTTTTAGCTTCAGCATCCATCCAATCGAGAATTAAACCAAGGTTGTTTTCCAACATGGTGAGTAACGTTGCCATATTTTCATTTGATATTTCTACGTTTGCCATAAATTCTCCTTTAAAAAATAAAGGGGATTATTCATCCCCTTTGTAATTTAGTTTGCAGTATCAGTTGCGAAAGTCATTGCTGCGGTAGGTGTAACACCATTCAGACCGATTGCAACGAAACCTTCAGCGATTGCTGGCTGACCGTCATAACGTGCAGTGCCTTTGAATACTGTCTGATCCTGAATGAATCTTACGTGTTCTGACTGTGCAAGCTGAACGCCTTTTCTTTCACCTAACAGGTAAAGATCGAAGTAACCACCGATCAGAACGTTATCAGGGATGAAGTTCAGAACTTCGATTACGCCACCAACTACTGGCATAGTTCCACCAACACCGGCAACGATAGCGCCAGCTGCATTTACAGATACGCAAGCAGCAACGATTGAAGTGTAAGTCTTTTCGTTACATACCCAAACTTTTTCACCTCTTGAATAATCGCTCTTTGCAGCACCGGAATCTTCAATGATTGCAGAGATTAAAGCGGCTGCTTTTGTACCGGCTGCGATAGAAAGAATGTTAGTAGTATGTAAATCAACCCAAGTTCTTGCAGTTGCTGGATAATCAGCAGGTGCTTCAGTCTGTGCAAGACGAGTAACGATACCTAATGGCATCTTTGTACCAGTTCCGTAAAGGATAGCCTTATCAAGTGCATAACCGATTGACTGTGTGATTGCTCTTAACAGTTCGTTAGCAAGATCAATGTCGCTATCTTCTAACTGGGCGTTGCACAATGCGAAGAAACCACCGACTTTATAGCAGTCGATTTCAACATCATTCCATGCTAATGAAAGTTCATTCAGGTTAGCACAACATTCAGTCCAAACACCTTCAGGGATAGTGCCTTCAATAACCATACGGCCATTGCCATTTAATCTCTTAACGTTTACGTGTTTGTAAAGTTTTGAGTAGTCGATCAGGTTTTCACGAATGAAACCGAGGAATACTTCAGGAATAGTAAGACCAACGTTAGTTAATGCTCTCTTTTGAGTGATAGCAGTTCTTACTTCACCGAGGAAAGACTTAACATCATCCTGATTAAAGATTGCAGTTCTAGTCTGCATATCAATGTTTGCAAAAAAGTTTCTTTTATCCATTATTCTAATTACCTCTCTTTTCTCTGGTTCTGGATCGTTTTCTTTTGGAGTTTCTACAGGTTCAGTTTCCTGTTCTTTTTCTAAATCTGATAACTCCTGTTCAAATTTAGTAACTTCGCCTTCAACTTCCTTTTCCTTGTTGTCGAGTTCTGTTTTTTCGTTCTCAAACTTTTCAACTTCTTCTTCAACAACTTTCTTTTCTTCGTCAGTTGATGCTTCTTCGATTGCCTTTTCGAGTTCAGCTTCTCTCAAAGAAAAATCCGCTTTCTTCTTGCGGATTTCTTCAAGCTCTTTCTTTTTCTCATCAAGGCGTTTGCTTGCCATTAATACTCTTAATGCCATTTCTACTCTCCTTTTAATCTGTTTTTCATACGTAATTTCCATGCTTCGTCTTTACGTTTAAATATTTCTTCTTTCTCTTTCGATCTAGCAAAAATATTTGTTTCTTCGTAAGCCGGGAAAGTACAAACACTGCACTCAAATAGTTCAATTTCCCTGATAGTCCAATGAACGCTTCCATCATCCCTGATATCGGAATCCTGGCTAATGATGTTAAAGCCAATGCTAGCCTGGTTCACATCCCCACGATCAACTCTTGCCTGTGTGTTCAATGCGTCCTGATCTTTCGGATTGACCAGTGCCTTTCCATACAGTCCGATTTCATCCTGGCGTACTTCAAAAGTACCTGCGGTTGTTCTTCCTAAAACTAGTCTTGTATCATGGTCAGTTAAACACCTAATGTCATTTCCTAATGATTTAGTAAATGCTCCTGGTGCAATGCTTTCACTCATGCCTGGTGCGATATTGTAATCAGAATTGAAAACAGCAAAATATCCTTCGATATATTTTTTTCCATCTTCTTCAGTTCGCACTTCAAACTTTGTAGGCAATGCTCTTACTTGCCTATCGCCAATGTAACTAACATCTAATTTTTCCATTTTCTAATTCTCCAATTCTTTTTAAAACTAATTATTGCCGACAACCTTTTTCTGCTTATCTATCTGATCATCAGGCAAGAAGTTTTCTAACATAACAAACTTATCGCCATTTTCTACTGATTCCATTCCCATACGATCTCTTACTTCATTCTTGTTTACAATTCCTTTGTCATAAAGACTTGCGAATGAAACAATTGAATCTA